ATAAACATGGCAACACCAACAACAAGAGAACAGTTAAAAGATTACGCTTTAAGAGCATTAGGTCAACCTGTTATAGAAATTAACGTTGACAATGATCAATTAGAGGATAGACTTGATGAAGCTTTACAATATTATTCTCAATATCACATGAATGCAATAAGAAGATGTTATTTAAAATATCAATATACACAATCAGATTATGATAGAATTGTGACTAACGGAGACGTAGCAGAATCACAAACTAAAAATTCGGTAACTACAGCATGGAAAGAAAATCAAAATTATATAGTGGTTCCTGAATCAGTTATATCTGTCACTAATTTATTTCCTTTTTCAAGTAAAGGAAGTTTAAATTTATTTGATGTAAGATATCAGATGAGACTAAATGATCTCTATGATTTTTCTTCAACATCGGTAGTTAACTATGATCTTGTGATGAGACAGTTAGACTTTTTAGATCACATTTTAGTTGGTGAAAAACCATTAAGATTTAATCAAAACGATAACAAACTATTCATTGATATGGATTGGAAAGAAGATTTAAAAGTAGGTGAATTTTTAGTAATAGATTGTTTTAGAAAATTAGATCCGGAAACATTTACAGATGTATACAATGACCAGTGGTTAAAAAGATATGTCACAACACTATTTAAAAAACAATGGGGAGCAAACCTATCTAAATTCAACGGCGTTGCTATGGTAGGTGGTGTGACTCTTAACGGAGGCCAAATATATTCTGAATCACTACAAGAATGTGAAAAACTAGAAAACGAAATACGTACAACATTTGAAGAGCCTCATAACTTTCTAATAGGATAAAAACTATGGTAGTAATGAATCCATACTTTCAGCACGGAGATGGCATCGGAAATGCATCCGAAAAATATCTATACGAAGATTTAATCATAGAAGGATTAAAGATATATGGTAATTTAATTTACTATATGCCTAGAGAAATTGTAAATAGAGATTTAGTATTAGGTGAAGACGTTAATAGTAAATTTAAAAATGCTTTTCCTATTGAAATGTATTTTGAAACTACCGAGGGATTTGCTGGTCAGCAAGAATTAATCAATAAGTTTGGATTAGAAATTAGAGAAGATACTACATTGATGGTATCTAAAAGACGTTTTATGAATAAAGTGGATATTAGAACAGAATTAAACGTAAAAGGTAGACCAAACGAAGGAGATATATTATTCTTTCCTTTGATGAATAGTTTCTTTGAAATTCAATTTGTAGAAGATCAGGAACCTTTCTTTCAATTAGGTAACTTACCTGTTTACAAATTAAGAGTTACACGTTGGGAATATTCAAATGAAGAATTAGATGTTGGAATAAAAGACATTGATAAAAGAGAAAGACAAAATTCAGTTAATCTATTAGTAGACAGAGTGCGTTTAGAAAACGAAGCTGGTAGTATGCAACTAGAACAAGATGACGTATCATCTGGTAATGCTAACTTCCTATTAAACGAAGAATATGACGCAACAAAAACTACAGTACAAACTCAATCTGATTATGCACAAAATTTAGATTTAGATACGGCAGCCGGTTTTGATACTGCTTCTGTAGCAGATGATGTACTAGACTTTACTGAAAGAAATCCATTTGGGGAGGTAGACATTTAATGGAAAGAGATAGACATAGACAATTACATGAGTTTCATAATAAAACTTTAAAACAAAAAAAAGAAATGGAACTATCAAGAAATTTAAAAAAAGAAGTGGTTGCTGGTGCAAATGGCACACAGGATTATGTAATTAAAGAAGGAATTAACAAAGGTAAGATAGCCGATAAAGGACAATAATGTTTGGAACACCGTTTTACAATGAAGGATTAAGAAAGATTATTATTGCTTTCGGACAACTATTTAATAATATAGTTATTGAAAGTAAGAATAATGAAACTGGTGCTGTTTTAAAAAGAATAAAAGTTCCTTTAGCATATGCTCCTAAAGAAAAGTTTTTAGTTCGTTTAGATCAACAAGCTGATTTAGATGATAGATCAATGGCAATAACTTTGCCTAGAATAGGTTTTGAAATATCAGGACTATCATATGACCCTAGTAGAAAATTAACAAGGGTTCAAAAATATAGAACAGAAAAAACACCATTGACAAGAGATCAATCTGTTGCTAAAATGGACAGAGTATATATGGAAGATGATAGTGGTCATATTCAGTTTGAACAAGCAAATACTACAACAGGATATGCTGAATATCCATTATTAGAAACATCGCCAACAGATTTTGCAGATTCAAAAAAACAAAGTTTTAATTATACACCTGTACCATATAACATAAGTTTAAATGTTTATGCTTTTACAGCAACTGCTGAAAATGGTTTACAAATTGTAGAACAAATATTACCTTTCTTTCAACCAGATTATACAGTAACAGTAAATGTTATGCCTGATATGAATATAAAAAGAGACGTACCTATTATTCTAAACAATGTAAACTATGAAGACAGTTATGATGGTGCATTTACAAATAGAAGAGCAGTTATATACTCAATGAATTTTACTGCTAAAACATACTTGTTTGGTCCTACAACTAATCAAGGTGTTATTAAAAAAGTACAATCAGATTTATATGCTGATACAGTAAACAATCCACCAAGAGAAGAAAGAATTACAGTTGTACCAAATCCTATATCAGCTGATGTAAATGATGATTTTGGATTTACAACAACAATAGAAAATTTTACTGACGGTAAAAAATATAACGTGAAGACAGGAAGTGATGAATAGTTATGGCAAAATTAGAAGACAAGGTAAATGAAATTTTAGGTATTGAAAGTATACCTGAAGCTACACAACCAAAAGAATTTCAACCACCTGTGGAAAGACCAAAAGGTGATGTTGAAGTAAAAACAGAAAAAGATATCAATCAAGATTACGCTTATAGTAGAGATAGTTATTATAATCTAATAGATAAAGGTAATGAAGCTATTGAAGGAATATTAGAAATTGCAAAAGAAGGCCAACACCCTAGAGCATATGAAGTTGCAGGCCAATTATTAGGACAAGTTGCAGGTACTGTTGACAAACTACAAGACTTACAAAAAAAATTAAAAGACTTAAAACAAGTACCAAAGACTGCAAACACAAATGTAAAAAATGCTCTTTTTGTTGGATCAACTGCCGAGTTGCAGAAAATGTTAAATAGAAAACAAGAAGATGAAACAATTGAAAAAAATATTACTCCCGAAAAGGAGTAAAAAATGAGTGAAGCATATTTAGGGAATCCTAATCTTAAAAAGGTTAATACTCCTGTTGAGTATACACAAGATCAGATAGTAGAATATCAAAAGTGTGCTGAAGATCCAATATACTTTATGGAAAAATATATCCGTATTGTATCTCTTGATGAGGGTCTAGTGCCTTTTAATATGTATGGATTTCAAAAAGATATTGTTCAAAAAATTCACGAGAATAGATTTACTATATGTAAACTACCAAGACAATCAGGAAAATCTACAACAACTATTTCTTATCTATTGCATTATGCATTATTTAATCCAAACTCTAACATAGCCATACTTGCAAACAAAAGTTCTACTGCTAGAGATATATTAGGTAGACTGCAACTTGCATATGAAAATTTACCAAAATGGTTACAACAAGGTGTAATAAACTGGAACAAAGGTAATATAGAATTAGAAAATAAATCTACCATTGTTGCGGCTGCCACTTCTTCAAGTGCTATTCGGGGTGGTTCATTTAATATTATCTTTCTTGATGAGTTTGCTTTCGTACCTACTAACATTGCCGAAATGTTTTTTAGTTCAGTTTATCCTACGATATCTGCTGGTACAAAAACTAAAATGATTATAGTATCTACACCTTATGGTATGAATATGTACTATAAGATTTGGATGGACGCAATCAATAAAAAGAATGATTATATTCCTATAGAAGTACATTGGAGTGAAGTACCAGGTCGTGATGATAAATGGAAAGAACAAACTATACGTAACACAAGTGAAGAACAATTCCAACAAGAGTTTGAGTGTGAGTTTTTAGGTTCTGTAAATACTTTAATATCAGCTTCTAAAATTAAGGCAACACCTTATGTAACACCTATAAAGTCTGCTCAAGGTGTTGACATATATGAAGATAGAAAAGAAGGACATACTTATGTGGCTGCTGTTGATGTATCACGTGGTGTAGATAAAGATTATTCTGCCTTTTTAGTATTTGATGTAACTAGTATGCCTTATAAAGTTGTAGCAAAATATAGAAGTAACGAAATTAAACCTTTTGTATTTCCTAATATAATATCTAGAGTTTGTTTAGCATATAATCAAGCACATATATTAACAGAGGTAAATGATATAGGTCAACAAGTGGCCGACGCCTTACAATTTGAAATTGAGTACCCTAATTTATTAATGACAACACAAAAAGGTCGTGCTGGTCAAATATTAGGTGCTATGTATAGTGGTCGTGGATCATCTATGGGTGTTCGTATGACAAAAGCTATTAAAAAAGTAGGTTGTTCAAACTTAAAAACATTAATTGAGGGTGACAAAGTTGTTGTTAACGATTTCAATATCATACAGGAGATGTCAACCTTTACTAAAAGAGGTCAAAGTTGGCAGGCCGAAGACGGTTCCAATGATGATTTAATGATGTGTTTAGTCATATTTGGTTGGTTATCTAATCAACCCTACTTTAAGGAATTGACAAATACCAATGCACGTTTAAAAATGTACGAGGAACAAAAGAATTTGATAGAACAGGACATGGCACCATTTGGTTTTGTAGACGATGGAGTGACTGATCCTGAAGATGAGGAAACAGTTGACGAGTACGGTACCAGATGGTTTCCTGTCTCTAGAAAAGGACAATAGTCTATTTCTAGGTTATTATAAATATCTGTACTGGCTTTAAATATGGATGTAAGAAAACTTACAAAGATGTGAATTATAATATATTAATAATTAGCTAATTAAGAGGAGAATAACCTATGGCATTTCAAGTATCACCAGGTGTTCTTGTACAGGAAAAAGATTTAACAAGAATCATTCCTGCTGTGTCTACATCAATTGGAGCTTTTGCTGGCGAGTTCAGAAAAGGTCCTTTAGATCAGATTACATCAATCTCTAGTGAACAAGAGTTAGTAAGTGTTTTCGGCAAACCGGATAATTCAAATTTTGAATCATTCTTTTCAGCTGCAAACTTTTTACAATACTCTAACGCATTAAGAGTAGTACGAGTACAAAATACTGGTTTAGCAAACGCAGCCGTTTCAGGCTCAGCAGTTGCTATCAAAAATACACAAGACTACCAGGATAATTACAATGCTGGTCAGGCGTCTGTCGGAGAATGGGCAGCTAGAACAGCAGGAGTTTGGGGCAACGGCCTTAAAGTTTCTGCTTGTCACAGCGCAACAGGTTTCCAAGAGGATGCAAAAACAACAATAAATGATTCTGCTATGTCTGTTGGTCATACAACAGTAACATTAACATCAGGAACAGGTTTCGCAGTAGGCGATATCGTTGAGTTTTCAACGAGTTCGGGCGGAACAGATTATGATGGTAGAAAATATAAAATAACAAACGTAGCTACTAACGATATAACTTTTGTTAGAGCTGACACACTACAAGGTGGTTTACATCAAGTACCAGCTAATGGTGCAAACGTAAGAAGATTTTGGGAGTTCTATGAATTTGTTTCAGGTGCTCCAGGAACATCTCCTTACGCTGCTTCAAAAAGCGGAGTAAATGATGAAATGCACGTTGTCGTTATAGACGAAGACGGTAATATCACAGGAAAAACTGGCGAAGTAATTGAAGTTTACGATAGAGTATCAAAAGCTTCAGACGCTAAATCACCACAAGGCGATTCAAACTATGTAAGAGACGTAATTTATAATAAATCAAATTACATTTACTGGATGGATCATCATGCTTCAGGATCAAACCATGGTTCAGCAGCTGCAGGAATAACTTTCACAGCAGTTGATACACCAAAAACTGATTCTTTAATTAACGGTGCAAATGGTTCAGCAGCAACAGCTGGCGAAATCAAAACTGCTTACGAGTTGTTTGAAGACGCAGAAACAGTTGATGTAGGTTTAATCATCGGTGGATCTTGTAACGCTACTCATGTAGACGATCTAATAACACTTGCAGAAAAAAGAAAAGACGCTATCGCATTCGTATCTCCAGAGAGATCAGATGTTGCTGGTATCACTTCTTCAATCACACAAACACAAAACGTATTAGCATTTATGAACGGTATTCGTTCTTCATCTTACGTTATGTTAGATAGTGGTTACAAATACATGTACGACAGATACAATGACGTATATAGATTTGTTCCATTAAACGGTGACATTGCAGGTCTAGCGGCTAGAACAGATTTAATCGCAGATAGCTGGTTTTCTCCAGCAGGATTAAACAGAGGTGTTATCAGAGGTGCTGTTAAGTTAGCATATAACCCAAGTAAATCTCAAAGAGACGAATTGTACAAAGCAAGAATTAACCCAGTGGTTACATTCCCAGGCCAAGGTACAGTATTGTTTGGAGATAAAACTGGTTTATCTGCTCCTAGCGCATTTGATAGAATCAACGTTAGAAGATTGTTTATTGTTTTAGAGAAGGCAATATCAACTGCTTCTAAATTCCAACTTTTTGAGTTCAATGATGAATTTACAAGAGCGAATTTCAGAAACATTGTAGAACCTTTTTTAAGAGAAGTACAAGGTAGACGAGGTATCACAGACTTTTTAGTAGTATGTGATGAAACAAATAACACAGGTGAAGTAATTGATAGAAATGAATTTATTGCTGAGATATTTATTAAACCAGCAAGAAGTATCAACTTTATTACATTACAATTCATCGCAACACGAACCGGCGTTTCTTTTGAAGAAGTCGCAGGCGGTTAATTAGTAGAGGAGAAATAAAAAATGGCAAACATTAATGACTTCAAAGCTAAACTTGCAGGCGGTGGCGCAAGAGCCAATCAGTTTAAGGTTACAATGCCTTTTCCTGGTTACGCACAGGTTGGTGGAGAAATAGAAGACTTAGCATTTTTATGTACAGCTACATCTATACCGGCAATGACAGTTGCAAACGTCAATGTTCCGTTTAGAGGTAGAGCAATTAAAATTGCAGGTGATAGAACAATTCCGTCTTGGTCAATTACGGTACTAAACGATACAAATTTCAAAATCAGAAATGCTTTTGAAAGATGGCAGAATGGTATCAATAACATGACTGATAACGAGGGGTTAACTAATCCAGTTGACTACCAAGTAGACGCTTTTGTTGATCATCTTGACAGAAATGGTAATAACGTTAAATCGTATACTTTGAGAGGACTGTTTCCTACAGAGATCGGTGGTATTGATTTAAGTATGGGCGAAGCAACAGAAATAGAAACTTTTGGTGTGACGTTTGAATATCAGTACTTTGAAACAAATACTACAACGTAATACAAAATTAGGAGGCGGCCTAAAAACCGCCTTCTTAAAACTATTATAAGTAGTAGTAGAACAAACAGGAGATAATATTATGGCAGAGTTTTTTGGATTTAAGATTACACGAGATAAACCTAAATCCGATCCAAAACAAAACTTTAGTACACCACAAGCAGAGGACGGTACACAAGTAGTCGCTGCTGGAGGGTATTTTGCGTCTCACCTTGACATGGAAGGAAACGCAAAGACTGAAGCGGATCTAATAAGAAGATACAGAGAAATTTCAATACATCCAGAATGTGATATGGCGATTGAGGATATTGTCAATGAGGCAATAGTTTCAAACGAAAATAAACAAGCTGTTAGATTAATGACAGATAATGTTCCTTACAGTAGGGATATTAAAAGAAGACTTGAAGAAGAATTTACAGAGATATTAAGATTACTACAATTCAACAGTAGAGGCCACGAGTTGTTTAGACGTTGGTATGTTGATGGTAGAATATACTTTCAAAAGATAATTGATACAGAAACAGGTAAGAAAGGTATTACAGAATTAAAATATCTTGATCCTCGGAAAATCAAAAAAATCAGAGAAGTAAGAAAGAGAAGACCTGACGGAGTTGCTCCATCGGCTACAAATTTAGTAGACGAAACTATGGAATACTTTTTATATAATGAAAGAGGTGTAGGTGGTGCTAGTTTACAAGGTATTAAAATTGCCGTAGATACTATCGCATTTTGTCCATCAGGATTAATAGATCAAAACAAAAATTTAATTTTATCGTTTTTACATAAAGCAATTAAACCAGTTAATCAATTAAGAATGATTGAAGACGCTGCTGTTATATACAGAATAGCAAGAGCGCCTGAAAGAAGAATATTCAAAATTGATGTTGGTAATTTGCCTAAAATGAAAGCTGAACAATATTTAAGAGACGTTATGGCAAGATACAGAAACAAACTTGTGTATGACGCAGCTACAGGTGAAATAAGAGACGACAGAAATTACATGTCAATGTTAGAAGACTTTTGGTTACCAAGTAGAGAGGGTGGCAGAGGTACAGATATTTCTACATTACCAGGTGGTCAAAATCTAGGAGAAATTACAGACATAGAATACTTTAGAGCAAAACTTTATAGATCATTGAATGTACCTTCAAGTAGATTAGAAGCTTCAACAGGTTTTAATTTAGGAAGATCAACAGAAATAACAAGAGACGAATTAAAATTTACTAAATTTGTTCAGAAATTAAGAAAGAAATTTATTGAACTGTTTAATGATATTTTAAAAACACAATTAGTATTAAAAGGAATCATTGCTGAAGAAGAATGGCCAATGATTAGAGATAATATTTTTTACGATTTTTTACAAGACGGTCACTTTGCAGAATTAAAGCAGGCTGAAATGTTAAAAGATAGAATACAACTGGCTAACGATGTAAGAGATTATGTTGGTAAGTATTTTTCAGTTGAGTATGTTAGAAAAAATATACTAAAACAATCTGATCAAGATATAGAGAAGATTGATAGTCAAATCAAAAAAGAAATTGACGATGGAATTATATCATCACCACAAGATCAGGTTGTTGATAGTGAGGATTCGTTCAATTAATAAATTAATGGGAGAACAATTATGAGTAGTGAAGTAAAAAACTTTATAGATAAATTAGGTGCCGGTAAAAACGCAGAAGCCGGTGACGCTTTTAAAGACGCATTAAGAGCAAAAGTAGGTGACGCATTAGACCAGAAAAGACAAGATGTTGCTGGCAATATGTTTAACGCTCAAGCTTTTAGTGATAAGAAACCTGAAGTAGCAACTCCAGGACAATTCAATCAAGACGGAACAATTACAAATGCTGATGGTACAGCAGGTCAAACCGGTGCAGAAATGTCAGCAGCTACGGCTCCTGAAGTAGCAGAACCATCTGCTGAAACAGCACCAGAAGCACCAGCAGTTGATACGCCGGTTGAAACACCAGCAGTTGATACACCAGAGGTATAATTAAATGTTAAGAGTAAGCGACATTGTAGAAGAACAAAAACTATTTAACAGTAACGCATTTAAACAATTAACTCCTGTTTTACAAGACGCTGTTAAACAAGTATATAAAACTATAGAAGAAGACGAAAGCATTAACGCAGAAAACTTACCTATAAAATTTGAAGAAGCATTAGACAATGTTGCTACTATTAACACTATAGAAAAAGAACAATTAGAGGGTTATTTTGATGACGAAATAACTGAACAATTAGAGAAATTAGGAGAAGAATAATGGCAGATACAGTTACAACTCAAACTATATCAGATACATCTGGTATAAAATATGTTGTTAAAATGACTAACGTATCAGACGGTACTGGAGAAACTTTAGTAAAAAAAATAGACGCTTCAGCGTTAACTTTTATGACCGAAGATGGTAATAGAAAGTTAAGTAAGATATGGTATTCAGTAAATACTAACAATAATAAATCAGCAGTTGAGTTGTTGTGGGACGGTACTGTAAATTCTACAATTGCTTTTTTATCTGGAAATGGTCATTGGGATTTAAGAACTTCCGGAAATGAAATTGGTAACAATTCTACAACACCTACAGGTGATGTGTTGTTATCTACTAAAAACTTTGCAGCTGGCGATAATTATACGATTTTACTAGAGTTTAGGTAAAAAATCTTATAAATATAAGGAAGTTTTAAACATAGAGGGAATTTATGAAATTAATATCCGAAGAAGTACAAAATGCTGAATACATCACCGAAGAGGTGAACGGCAAAAAGAATTATAAAATTAGAGGTGTCTTCTTACAATCCGAAATAAAGAATAGAAATGGACGTGTCTATGAAAAAGAGATACTTGAAAAGGAAGTAAGTAGATATAACGCAGAATTTATTAATAAAAAAAGAGCATTTGGTGAACTTGGACATCCAGACAGTCCAACAGTAAATCTAGAGAGAGTATCACATATGATTACTACTCTTTATCCAGATGGTACTAATTTTATTGGTGAAGCTAAGATAATGAACACACCTTACGGTAAGATTGTAAAAGGTCTTATTGACGAAGGCGCTCAATTGGGTGTATCATCTAGAGGTATGGGTTCTTTATCACAAAGAGGTGGTGTTAATTATGTAGGTAGAGATTTTTATTTAGCTACAGCTGCCGATATTGTTGCAGATCCTAGCGCTCCAGACGCTTTCGTAGAAGGCATAATGGAGAGTAAAAACTGGGTATGGGACAATGGCGTTCTTGTTGAAAAGGACATTAGTGCCTGGAAAACAAGTATTGAAAGGGCTAAAAGCGTTGCCTTAGCAGAAGCTAAAGCAGAGGTTTTTAAGGACTTTCTTAAAAAACTCTAGTTTTATAAATATAACACGAGAATTTATAACTAGTTAAAGAAAAAATAAATAATAAGGAGATATCTCAATGTCAGAAAACTTAAAGAACATTGAAGCAACAACAGATCAAAATACGGCAGTGGCTGAAGCAGCTAACCCGAATGCTGATCTACCGAAAAAGAACGCTGTAGCGTCTGAACCAACTCACTTATCAAATAGTGCTGAGGATTTAGGTGCAGCTGTAGTTAAACCTACAGATAGCAATCCGGATGCTTCAA